TCTGTAAGTTGCTTCTAATATATCATCTAAACCATATAAATTTACTGGATCAGTCACTGCACTGGTACCGTCAGCAGTGGATCTAAAAAATTTATACTCTGCTTGGCCTTCAACTAAATCTATATTAGCTTGTCCTATTTCCCAATAGTGCAGACCTCTATTAGCCCATTCTTGAAACATTATATTTAAAGAACGTCTTGCTGATTTTAATTGATAACCACTAATGCTATTAAGACCTATTCTATTGTAGGCTTCCTCAATAATATCATCGATTAAAAACCCACTTTCAAAAGTAGATGTACCGGATGATGTCATTGAACCTCCTAGTTAAATGTTACAGTAACGCCTGGAGTAGCTGTTAAATCTAAAAACACACCTGTCTTAAATCTAATACCACTTCCAGGAACAAAAACACTTAGCCCCTCTGTACCAAATTTAAAAGTGTGAGCCGTTCCTGCTGCAGAAGTATTGTCGTATAACACAACAGTTGAACTTCCTGCGCCTTCTGCTTGAATAGATGTAACTCTACAAGGTCCCGTCACTAATTGACCGTCGGCTGCTAGATGTGCTGTTCTTTGGTCTGATAAATAACTATTACTCATAATATTGTCTCCTTAAAATATGTGGGGCCAAAGCCCCACATTAATTATTTATTAACCTAAGTTATTATCTTGTGCGTAAAGAATTGTAACTCTAGTTGTTCCGGCATTAGTAGCCGCTGAAGTAGTTATAGTTAACTTTATATCAGCAGATCCTGTATCAGACCAAGCCAATGCACCACCAGCTTCTGTTGTTGGTCTTTTTCTACCAACAGCAGTTCCTAGTGCAAAAGTATTAACAATTGTAGCAGCTCCACCTACAGTGTCACCAATACTTAAATTAGTTGCACCTGATGCAGCAGTTACAGAGTCTAAAATAACATCTATTATTTGTGAGTTTGCTGGAATAACTATATTAGTTGCTCCTGCAGCAATTGCACCACCTGCTAAATTAATCAGATGAGTTTGAGACATTACTACTTGTCCTGTATTTTTTACGTTTTTGCCGAGTGTACTACCGACAGTTTCTTTGATTGTTCCGGCTTTAATAGGACCGGAAAAAGTTGTTGAAGCCATAATTTTTCTCCTAGTTATTATTAGTGTAGTCTCTAGGCCGTCGTCTGAGTACGTCTACACTAAAGGGTTATCTCAGTTCATTAGAACGAATTATACGCTTTTAAATAATAATATGCAAATAAAAAAGGGGGCCGAAGCCCCCTTAATTAAAGTCTTAAACTAATGCTTAAGCACCTGGAGAACCAAAGATTCCACGAGGATCAGACCAACCGAAGCTGTATCTTTCTCTTGCTTTATATCTCATGTTGCCAGTTTCAAAATCGCCTTCCATAGCAGTTTTGATTGGCGCTCTTACCATGTGTTTCATTCCGTTAGGAACATCAGTTTTAATGAAGAATGCATCATCATCAGTTAGGAAGTTGTTTACCACGTATCCTTGTGGAATCATTCCCATTGATTTCATTGCATTGATATCATTATCAGCTGTGCCAACTCTATTAGCAGACTTCATGATTCTGTCAGCTACGAACTGCAAGTTTGAAGGTATAATAAGTTTCATACCTTTAGCTGCAATTTTTAAGCCTCTTTCATCAGTAAGCGAACCAATATCGATCAAACACTGCTCTAAAGATGTTTCAGAAAGATCAGCCGAAACTAATAATTCATTCACAAATTTTCCAGCAATGGTCGGGTGACCAGCAGCTCTGTTAGCAGTTTGACCAGAACATAAAGTTGCTCCGTCGCCACCAGTTACGCCAGCCGTAAATGCATTGTTTAATACACTTGCCGCTTTGATCTGTTTTGTGTTAGCCATAGAACGTGCTAATGCTTTCGTATAACGTGTAGAAATCTTGTCATACAAGTTATCTTCAACCGCCTCTTCCGTTAAGCTAAATGCTAACGCAACAGTTTCGTGTTGATATCTTGCAGTGAAAGTTTCTTGTGCGTTATCGTATACGATCGCTGCACCTTCTGCTTTAACAGATGCGTTTTCGAAACCAGATAACATTACTTCTTCTTCAAAAGCTCTGTCACTGTTTTCAGTGTCGAAAATCTCCGTGTGTTGATTTTCGTATTGTTTGTACTCAAGTCCAAATAATGCATTTAGACCTGGCTCTAGCTCTTTTGCTAGTTGTTGTCTTGATATAGCCATTTTTTAAATCCTCCTGCTATTATTTATACAGATGCTCTGCTATTAGAACTTCATACAACATGTTTGCAGAACCGACTGTGTTTCGTGAGGCATTTCCTGAAAAGCCTATAATACGAACGTTCGCTCCTGTTCCTATGTCGGATGCATCAAGTTCCATACCTGAGATACCGTTAGTTGTGTTACCAGTGCCTACAACGATATCGGCTGTTCTGCCTATATCGGTCTGTGCAGAGTTTGTTCCTGAATCACCTTGTAGTTCGAAAACTTGGTATGGATCATCATAAACAAAACCTTTACTTGCTTGTCCTGCTGCTGATTGATTTTTAAATGCGGGTTTTCCTGTTGAGTCATCAAAATTACATCCCCAAAAAACACCAACGTTAGTAGTTCCAGTTCCAGCTTGTGTTAAAACACCACTGTTACCTGCAATCTGTACTGCGTCGCCCTGAAATATAGCATCATTTGTGATGTCATATTCAGCTGCTTTTTGAGATGGTCCACTTCCGATTTTTCCAACTGGATTAAAACCCATTGGGCTGTCTGTATTAGCCATAGTTTTTATCCTCCTTAAAAGGGTTAGTTGATTAAATCAGTAGTTCAAAGATTATTTCTTTGAGCCACCAAAGGTTACACGAGTCTGTCGATCTTGATTGATCGGCATACTTGGATGCTGTTCCTTTAAAACATCGTTTTGTACAGCTTCTTCACGTTCAGCAGTTTTATTACTAAAATACTGTTCACGTGACTGTGCGAGTTCTTCAGATATCCTTGCCAGCACAAGGCCGCCTACACCGATTAAACCTGCGTACTTTCCACTTTCAATTACGGGAAAATCTGTATCTGGATATTCGTCTGCTCTCACAAACTCCCATCCGGATCTAATTTTTCCAGAGATATTCCGAGCGTCGTCTTCGCCCATACTCTCTGCTCGTAACCATCTGTGTCGGAACCCTTCCGGGGCAGGTGGTGCGTCTAATGAAGACGGTGGAGCCCAAACTTTTGGCTTTTCATTTTTAGCCCTTGTTTGACTCACGCGGGAAGTTTTAACAGTTGTTTCTGTTTCATTTTTTGTCATATGCTTATACCTCCTTCAGCGATAGTTGTTTCGCATACTCTTCGAGTGGCACACCTAATCTTTTAGAAATTGCGACCTGTGAAGGTGTGAGTTTCACAGTTTTTCTGCGTCCTTGTGTGGCCGGACGTCGGGCACTTGCAACGTTCTGAACAGGTTGTTCAGGCGTTTCTGTATTGATCTTATCAAATTTGTGCGGAAATTCAAGTCTTATTCGCTTGTCTACTTCTGCATAATAATTATCTGATTGTGGATCAAAACCTTCTTCTTCAACAAGCTTTTTATGGATATCAAATGCAGTGTATGTCATTGCATTATCTGAGCCAAACCAAGGGTTTTTTGCTGCCCAAGCATCTGCTTGAGGATCTATTGGAGCTTGTTTTCTAGGTTGTACAGGTTCTTTAACAGGCTCTTGTACAGTTTCCTTTTTGTTTTCTTGTAAGTCTTTTAGTTTAGCTACTCTAGTAGATTCCATAGCTAAACCAGAAAGTTCAGCTTGAGCTTGTACTTGACCTTCAATATCGCCATTAGCAATTGCTGTAGCTAGTTTACCTTTTACAGCCTCTAGATTAGTAATAACTCTTTTTTCAAACTCTTTAGTGTAATCAGAATCTAACGTAGTAAACTTACTTTTAATTTTTTCGTTTTCTTCCCTTTGTGTTTGAGCAAAAGCAATAGCTTCTTCTTTTTGCCTTTCAGCTTCACGCATTTTACGTGTAAGTTTTGCTATTCTTTTTTGAACACCTTCTGAATACTCATCAAGTTCATTTTTATTTGATTCAACTTTCGGAGTTTCTTCCGTTTTAGTTTCTTCAGTTGTTTGTTCAACTTCAATTACTTCTTCTTCTTGTTTTATTGGTTCAGCATCTAAATTTATTTCAGTTGCTACTTCTTCGCCGTCGCCGACATCTATTTTTACATCATCTGACATATGGTTAACCTCCTATGGTTGCGTGTAAGATATCTTCAGGGTTATCTATTGTCCCTAATATCTCATCGTCGTTTAACATTCTTATCTCTCCGCCATCGATCTCCATTCTGGATCCTGC